ACGGTTAGAACTCTTCTTAGTGATGTTCTTCAAGGTGCTTATAAGAACGACCCTGGTAGTCAGGCTCTAATGCCCTCCCCATCTGTTCTTGGTGGCGGTGTTGAGAACTACGACGTCCCGGATACAAGACGTGGTAAGGATGTTGATCCATTGGATGCAATTAACATCTCGTGGAAGGGCGACCGTATGGTGTTCACACCTGTGAATATGCCTGTCGATCCTGCACAGCAAGCAATGCTTATCACCCGTTTGAATAAGGCAGCCGATGTACTGTCTAATGGTGTGATTATCGGTGCTCACGTACATGGTGAAGAGAACTACGGTAAGTACTTCGATTCTGTTAAGCATATGATGTTTGAAGGGAAATTTCCAATCCCTTATGTACCAAAGGAAGAAAAGCAAAAAGCCCCTCCTGCTCCTCCCGGTGTTAAGCGGAATAAAGCAGAAGAGGCTATGGCTCAGGATGTTGTTGAATTGAATACACCGAGCCCTCCTGATGGAAACGAAGGGATACGTACTCAGTACAATCTTGATTCTATCCGTAAGGAATTGAAGAAACACAAGAAGGGTTCTCCTGAATACAACATTCTAATGGAGGAGTTTGCTAGAAACGTGGAGGGTATGTAATGCCTGCTAAAGGTCAAATGAAGAAAGGTGCTAAGGCTGATTCCATCCGTCAACGCGCATATAACTCAAGTCCTGAACAAAAGAAGCGAAGGGCTGAACGTAATGCGTCACGTCGTAAGATGGAGGCTGCGGGTAAGGTTAGTAAGGGAGATGGTAAGGATGTGGATCATCGTAACCATAAGACAGGTGATCAATCTGCTAAGAATCTCTCTGTTATGGATAAATCTAAGAACCGTGCAATGAATCAGCACGATAAACGCAAAAGGAAATAAATATGACTATTGAACAAAACGGACCAGGAAATGTTAGTGCTTCGTATGGAAAGCGTACTACCTCTAATAAGTTTGACGCATCCAAGGCATACGATAAAGATATCTATATCAATTCTGCGGGGCACATTGTAAGTCCTGGTGGGAGGTTTATCTCCAATGCCAAGTGGGCGGATATTCAATCCAGATGCGCTACACGTCTATATTCAACTATGTTGAGCAATACGACCAGTGCTGCACTCGCTGGATATGGATTCCCTGGGCCAACTGTTCTTACACACGCTTTCCTAGCAGATGTAGAAGTAGACTTCGATGCTATTTCGCTCATTGTACAGAACAGTACAGGATCGACTCTTACTTGGAGCAACCTCAAGGCATCGTCTGTCAGGCAGGTGGCTAACTTTAACGCTAATATCACCAGCACGGTATCGGGCACATTCGCTGGTGCGTCTTCACTGTCTGTGGCTGCTGGTTCGGTAACTAATCCTACTCTGGCTGTTTCAGATGCCATCCCTCTGAGCAGTGTTCCTCGCACGGATGGGGGAACTCGTCCGCTGGTTCTGTTTACTGTTGAGACGACTACTGCTGCAGACGGAAGCACCCAGATTGGTTCTTGGTATCGAGGCGGTGGCAACAACACGACAAAGACCCATGATGGCGGGCGTGTACTAGCTGCTACGACTACTCCAGGATCTACTGCACCTGCTGCCCTCGTCCCTGCCATCACTAATCCAGATGGTACATCGGCAATCGTTGGATTTGTGTATTGGTCTCGCGGTGCTAAGGTGTTGACTGTGATGGAATCAGGAAATTCTCTTGTTGCTGGTAACACGCTAGCAATCGCTAACAGAGGTCATTTGATCCGTGCTGTTGAAGAAGTGAGTACACCAAGTGCTCCTGTTGAATACATGGTGTGCGGCCTACCCGGTCAATCAATCACAGTTATCAGAGCTTTGACTGAGAAAATTATTGGCATTGGCGCCCTTGGTAATGGTCTTAAGCCTGGCCTGACTATCTTTAACCCATTTGATACTAATGCTAACGTAGGTTCTAATATTGATCTGGCACCGATGCGACATGCAGCCTCTCGGATTGAATCAGTGATTCAGAACTCTGGAGGCTCCCTGTTGCTTACCGAGGGTCTTCCTAGACAATCCGACGCCACTACGTCAGCTTGGTTGAATGATTCTGTACGTCGATCCTTTAATTCCTCGCTAGCTTCTGATTACGGAGTCGGTATTATTGCACAGGCAACTGCTTTGGAAAAAGTAGATCAACCATTCCTGTTTAAGACAGGAGCTGTTGCCGGTGACTTTACCCATCTTACCCAATCTGGGGATGATGAAGTTAAGAACCTGATTATCGAAGCCATTCAAACAGACTTCCGATAAACGACAAAAAACCCCCTAGGGAATCCTTGGAATAATCCTTGGAAACTCTAGGGGGTTTTCTTTTGTCTGTTACTCTTCTACTACGAAGGGTACAGACCTTACACCTGGATACTTAGCCATGAACACATCAATTGGAATATCCACATGTAGAACTACTTCTTTGAATTCAATACCGTCTTTCTTGAATTGCTCTTTCAATGCAATACATGGTTGACAGCTAGGTTGTGAGTAAATAACTTTCATCTATCTCCTTAGCGAATTGGACAAACCCCGCTTGTGCAGTCGTCTTGCAGCTCTGCATCAATGTCGTTAGCTTCATCAATCTCGATTGGTTGGATACGAGCCGCATACTCATCGTACACTTCCTTCGTAACAACCTCTTGAGGAAGATAAAGATATCCAAGGTCCTTAGCTGTCTTAGTTGGATCAGCACGGAACAGGAAAGACACACCAACATAATCATCCCAGTTACTAATCAGCCAGTCAACAATCTCAGGTACTTCCTCGACAGAGTAGCTAATCGTTGCAGACACATTCTGTTGACACCAATTCTGCATCAACATCTTGTATCGTTCCAACTGATCAACTGCTGATTCAAGATTGACCTCAAGTAGCTTACCGTTCTTCACCACCTTATCGAATGGTACATCGGACCACTCAACAGGGAAGGTAATCAACACAGCTTCTGGATCGTTGGGTTTGTCAATCACCTTATAACCTGCTGCACGACACAGAGGGATGAGAGGATCAAACTTACCAAAGGTGACGTTGTTGAAGATGTACTTACCCAAGGGCTTGTGAACACCTTCTGTGGTGTCCATCACCTTTGAGAGAGTTCCACTGGGCTTAATTGTTGTGACGTTTTTAGGACGAGGCAGTCCAAGTTCGTCAGCCATGCTGTAAGCTCCTGACGTTGCTGCTCGTTGCAGTTCAGCATAATCGTAAGGCTTGAGATCGGGCCGTCGTACGATCCCAGTGAGGCCGACCCCACAGAGACGTAGAAATTCATTATTGAGATGCCACGCTTCTTGCAGAATTCCATCAACGAGGTTGACACAGGTCTGTCTGTAGTTAGCTCTAGCTGCAATATGAATTGCCCGTCGCAGTCCATTACTGTCTCCCTTGAATTTAGCAACATCAACCTCGGTAAGGTTACAGAAGCTCTTGTTGCCAAGCAAAATCTCTGCACATGGATTCACACCCTTAAACCAAGGAGCACGCTTAACAGCGGCCTCTCCGTTAATGAACCCTGGTTCAGATCCACCACTCTCAACCATGAGATCAAAGATATGAGTCAGAGCTTCGGTGGTTGGCTTCTTCTTGAACAAGAGACTGTTATTGCTCTGTTCTCGCTGTACATTGTACAGATACCAGTCCTTCTTAGCGACTGTGAACTCTTGCCACTCATCTTCACCATATTCAAAGAGTGCAATCTCTGCACTACGTCGAGAGGAGAGAATAGTACCAAGCCAGTTAACAACATCGAGAATGTCGATACGTGTCAGCAAGCTACCTGCACGCTTGTTCAGGATGTCAACGATTGCCTTATATGCTTTGGCAATGGCAGCGTCTCCACTAGAGATCCATCCATAGCCCTTAAGGCGTTCACCTGCTGGTCGAATCTGGGATAGATCGAGAACAAGTTTATCGGCGGGAAACTTATGAGAGGCCAACTTACCGATACTCTTTGACCATGCCTCTGCGGAGTCTCCGATGGAGATTGTCCACACACCTGTCGCTGGGTCGTAGGATTCTTCATTTACCTGCCTACCACCTTTCTCAGTTCGAGTAGAACGGATGATTTCAACATCTTTAATTGGCTTCTGGAAACCAGTAAGTTGACCAACGATTGGTCGGAAGCCCACCCCACAGCCTTGCATCAAGAGCCAGAGGGCATCTACCAGATCATATACAGTTTCAACATTGGTGAAACTACAATTGAACTGAGAGGCTTCTCGTTTCTTTGCTACATCTGTACCACCAAGCCAGAGGGTACGGCCTGACATAAGAACCTTACGTTCCAACATCAGTTGTCGAAGCTCTTGCAGTTCATCGTGCTGAACACCTGAGTGATTAGCACGGTTCCACAGCCAAGCCTGGTGACCGATTACTCGATCAACTGTTTGCTCAAAAGTTTCAAACACATTTCCCGCATCATCTAGGGGACGGTTGTAGGTCCTCCGAAGGATCAGTTTACTACGCAATGATTGAGTCATATTAACGATCGTCTCCACTTCCTTGAATTGTATTGTTCTTCTTTCGTTCACTCAGTTTGGCAATGTTACTGTCTGCAATGTCCTGCAATGTAAAGCCATTGTCAATAGCAATGGCTGCTACATGCCACAACACATCACCAAGCTCTTTCTTCAGTTTCTGCTCATAGTCGAATGTACGACCGTCTCTTAGAGCCTTTGCTACTACCCCTAGAACCTCTCCTGCTTCCGAACCTAGATTGTACATTGCATATGCGGGAGTTGCTGTCTCAAGGCGAAAGCTCATTGCCTTGTTTTGATATTCATTAAAATTCATCGATTCACCAAATAGTTAAGACGGAGGGGCATAATGTCGAAGTCTCCATCGTTCACATCATTCAACATCAATGCACCACGCCAATGGTTGTTACCCTGACGACCAAGGTAATCTTCGTTATGTTCATAGCAGCTTCCAGCAATGATGCTATGGATTAGTTTACCATCGCCTGTCTTACCTGTAGCAATCTGCAAACCTTGCTGATGGCCACTGATACAGCTCATATGGGTTTTATTCAACTGAGCATTAGCGGAGGTTGCAGGTCGGCCCATGAGGCCAGAGACAAAATAGTGGCTATAGGCAATACCGTCGATAACAACAACATCGAGAAAAGGATAAACTTTCCAACCACAATCTTCATAAGGGAGATCATCATAGGAAATCAGTCCTTCCAATTTAGCATCGCTATTGATTGCACGATCAATACGTTGTTCGTGGTTACCAAGGGTAAGGTGCATCTCAGGACGGTACTGTTTATCTTTGTTCTTCTTTGCTCTAGCGTTATAGTCCCACAGCGGCTCTAGGAGGGCAGTCATAGCCTCGGTGGCTGCGTCAATATCCTTGGTGTAACGTCTACCCTCAAATGCCTTCTTACCAACGTCATAGGAGCTTAGGGAGGGCATGTCAGCGAAGTCACCAAGACAGATGATTTTCTCTGGCTGCTTCTCTACGATGTACTCCCCAATCTTACGAAGAAAGGAGAAGTCTTGACCAGGCTTTGCCTGCACATCAGGCACGATAAAATGTTTCATTATTCTCCTAGGTAAGCTGCATAGGACACAGGGAACAGTTCCTTGACAATCACAGCAATCTTCTCTGCAACGTCACGGGTCTCTTTCTGTGTGTGAGGGTCAAGACGAAGAACAAGCATGTCAAGGAATGCTCCAAGAGTGCCAGACCATCGCCATTCAGTCATCATGTTCTGAGGGAGCACCATACGAGCTTGTTCAGGGCATACGCCTTGTTTCAGCAATTCATTGTAACCCGACAACGCCTTGTGGGTGACAACCGTCAACACAGAGTCAACACCCACTACTTCATCTTCGCTACTCCCTTGCTTAACATTATCAGCTTTCTTACGCAAATACTCAGGGAAGTAGAACTCAGGCTCGGAATCAACATACCGTCTACTCACTTCATTCCAAGGCATGAATTTGTGCTTAACCAATTGTCGAGCAACAAAGATTGGAGCCTTGACACGGAAGGAAAGGAAAGAGTGGTTGAAAGGGGAGTGATGTTTGTGTTTAGCTAGGTAGTTAATGAGTTTATTATCTTTGTCGTGCAGAATACCCCTGATTGGGTAATAAGTGAAATCATCTTGATCAGTCTCGTAACCTACATACTCACTCTCCTTATCAAAACTCACACGGGCTGCATTAACAACATCCAAATCATCACCGACATGGTGAACCAAAGCTACCTCAATATCAGAAATCTTCATATTGCTCCTTAAACGATTCAATCAACTTTGGATGCATATGCTCATACTCATCTGGGATATTCAGAACCTTGATACTCTTTTGAATACCAATTGTTTCTAGTTCGTAAGTTTTATCAACCTCATCCCTATTGTGTTGATTAACAAACACAATTTCATCAGCCCATGCAATCAATTCGTCGCTAACTGGTACAAGTGCGTAGTAAGCACTGCCGGCAGCACGAGTGTTATACTTTGAGGCATAGATACGAGCTGCTGTAGCACTGCGTAGCAAACCTGCTGAACATACGAATAGCACACGTTTATCTTTTCCTTGATATGGGTTGTTATATGGACACGAGGTTTCAAACATTGCCTCTGTGAGTGTTTTACGTTTGATCATCTTTCAAACCTTCCAATTTAATCAACAGGTCAACATAGTGCTTAACCTTTTCTAGGTCTTGCAAACCACCTTTAGATTTCCAACGGCTAATGTATTTGACTACGTTAGCCTCACAATACCCTAGACTGTTTGCATGAATATACTCGATAGGTTGGATTTTCAAATCCTTGTAGTGACCACCTCCAACTTGGACCTCTAGGGGATTAACCTGCATATTCAAACCCTCGTGTTTTCATTTCACTAACAAACTTGTCATACACAGTCTTGCGTTCTTCCTTTGGAATACGATCGAAGTAACCAATAATCAATCCAGCACCATTAGGGCTGATCTTCCTATTCTTACTATTCGATTCGGCCATGTTGGCCAGTACAACTGCTTGATTACGACTACGAAGTTCTTGATCTTCAATATCAGAGAAGAGAGAGAAGCCCTTGTATTCAATATATTTATCGGTCATTTACGTTCCTTGTTTTCATTATTCGTAATGGATTTGTGGCAAGGCTTGCAAGCCACCTCTAGACCGTCCTTCTCACAGAACAATCTTGCTATTACACCATCCCAGGAATCAAATCCAGAGAGAGGAACCACAGGTGTAATGTGGTTAACTTCAACTTCCTTTTGAGGAAATTCGTTGCCACACTTGCAGCATTTGTAATGCTTTGCCAAGCGTCCTGTTTTAGCATTGATCTTCTGACCTACACATGCTTCGTTAAGCGTTTCATACTTTGCAGGCCATCGTTGGGATGCACCTCTAAGAGCACTCTTAATGAAGCTATTGAACCGGCTCTCAGTCCATTGATTGTTATTCCTTGTCTTTTCGGCTTTAGCTATTTGGAAACTCCCATAGGACGGGTGTACCATCCTCGTTAAGCTCTCTTGTCATCCAGAGCAAACGGCCTGACTCAAGAAGGAAACGATCTCCGTCATCTCCATATTTAGCTTGGTATTGCGCTCGAACCCGTCCGAACAGTTCAAGTTCTGTCTGTGCTTCTCCAAGTACTTCCTGAACTTTAACAGGCCCAATACCGTCAACACCCTTAATGCTGTCCACCCTGTCACCTGTGAGACATTGCGAGTAGAAAAAGCGTAGACCCGTACCTTTGATAGATTTTCTGTCGGGAGACAGTTTGATCCATCCAAGATCATCAACAAGCTCGGGGCCAAACTGCGCTTGATTTCCCAGCTCCCAAGAATAATTCCATCCAGGAAAAGTGAACAGGTCTTTGTCTCTAGTGCAGATGATTGTCTCATTTGGTCGCTTGGTCTGCTCGATGGCCATAAGGTCATCTGCTTCCAATCCTTCTGTGAGTCGCACATCATAGTTACCTTTCATGTAGGCCGTGATGTTATAGAAATGCCAGGGCTTGGCGCTCGGTCGATCCTTATAAGGTTGACGTGTGGCAATCTGATTACGGAAGTTATGCTTACCAGTCAGATACAGGATGGGAGGGGCCGTAGCCCCAACAACTCCGCAGATGTTCTTAATTCGCATATCTAGCAATTCAGCTACATAATTAAATGGAGGAACACCTTCTTGTTGCCACCCTGCTTCTGCTGCAAATCCAACTTCATAACGAAGCACGTCTGCATCAATAAGTGGGATCATTGCTGTTTAGTTGCTCCACATTTAGAACATACATAACGATTTGTCCCATATCCAGAACTTCCGTCATAGGTCCAATTATGTGTACACATTAGTATGGGTGCCTTGTCTGATTTCAAAAACCTTCATAACCAACTCCCTCAACATCTTATATGGCTCTTCAGGAAGTGGTTGTGAGGTGTAACCTTCTTCCCTGTGACGTTCAAGGTACTCTGGATAGGAGAGGTTGTAATCAACACAACCAACTTCAAAACTCCTCCAGAAACCTGTCCCGGTATAGTTAGTAGGGGTTGTCATCGTTATCGTCCTCTTTCCAAGGCGCTTCTTCTGCTTTGTCAGCTTGTTTAGCAGGGGCTTCTACCTTCCCACCAACCAGCTTCTGCAATGGAGACCCTGCGAAGTTCAAGTTGCTCTTGATCTTCTCTCGAATCCATTCTGGGAACGCTTCAAACACTGCCTTATCAGGGTTATCCAGATCGAACACCTTAGGAGGGTTCTTCAGCTCTGGACACTTCTCAGCATCACGTGGACGCATAGGGGAGATAGAAGCCACGTTATCGTAAACCTTGTCACCAACCTTGTTGTTAACAATGGTAATGTTAACTGGAAGTGTGATAGCTTGCGCGAAGTTCCCGCCCCAATCTTGATTAGGATCGAACGCCAAGTAGCGCTGTGTGCTCTTGGCCTTGTCTGCGTACAGACCATAGAAGGGAAGTGTCTCGCTAACCCAACGTGGCTTGTCCTCAATCTCCTTACCTTCTTCGTCAATCAGGAAGGTGTCCACAAGCTCGTAGGTGAGGCCGATCTCAGGAGCAGGTGGTTTATCTGCCCCCTTGTACGGACGTTGTGGTTGCAAACCAAAGTCGATGATTTGAACCAGCCGACCCGGATAAACACCCGCCGGGATGCTAGGTTGTTCAACAAACTTACGTTCTTTATTACCCTTAGGTGCTACCAATGCCATCTATTATTCTCCTTGTTCGTTCAACTTAAAAGATACCTTAGAGATCAAATCCAATGGGATAATCTCATTCTCACCAGTGGCCAGCGAGATGCTGATTGCACCACCACCAACTTGATAACCAACTGTCTGATCAAAGATCAGTGTGTCAGAATGACGGTCTCGAAAGACAACCGTCGTAGTACCAATAGCTCCAAATTCTGCGTTCATTTATTTCCTTTTCTTTTAATACGATTCACTGTGTGAGAAGTAACCCCTGTCACATCTACTATGTATGATACCTTGAAACCTTCTTCGATAAGCTTCTTGATGAGAAGTGTTCTTTCAGAATACCTTTCTAAGTTTGTCTTTGTTTTATGATCAGCCCGTGTTAAAAGTTGGAGATGTTCTATATTGCAACAGTTCCTATTTCTACAGATATGATCTAGCTCGTACCCCTTCGGAACAGTGCCGTTAGCTTTCTCCCATTCTATACGGTGTAGAAATTGCATCCTAGGCTTTATATCGTTACTTACGAACAGCCGTATATACCCGTCTGGATTTGGTGTATGAGATGTACAAACAAGGCAACCTTTATCGTTCGATTCAATTACGATCTTCTTACCTTTACTGTGTTTAGTGCGTTTCGGCCCAATTGTATCCAAAGTCTGAACTCCCTATGTGTGGACATGAAATGTTATAGAAAGCTGCTGCATCAGCAATGGCAGCCTCACAACACTCTTTGACCTCGAACTTGATACTTTCTAGACATTCAACCTGGTACTCATCGTGCATCCACGTTAAGAACCCGTAATCCGTTCCATACACAAACCCCTTTTTATTAAGATACTCATGTGCTAGACAGTATGCTTTCGCCATCATAATGGCTTCATCGGACTGAAGAACGTACACTAGAATCGCGTGTTCCGAAGCAATAAACACAGGACGACCGTCCAGCCCTTTCACCCACCCGCCATAGTACTCCATTCGGTTGAATGTAGGATTAAACCGTTGTTTAGCGTTCTTGCGCCACTCTGATTTAAGTTCTTCTACCAAACGCCCAAGTGCCGGGAGCCCGTTCAGGAACTCGGCTTTTAGAGTTTTGCCGTCTTTACCAGTAAGCTTGGTAATCTTCTGGTCACCTGCTCCAAACAGGAACGCGTAGAAGAACGACTTAGCCTCGTCTCTTGATCGCAGACCTGCTGCCCTCATGTTCACGCTGTGCAGGTCGGTCCCGTCTTCTTTCCTACCATCGAGGATTGCCTGTGTATACCCTGGATCGTTCATTCTTGCAGCAAGCATACGGATCTGGCAACTATCGGAATCAGTTCCGACAATCACCTTTCCGGGCCGAGCTACAAATATCTGTCTCATCTGCTTGCCGTAGAAAGACTTAGCACCAGGGATGTTAACGATTCCGCGATGAGTAGCACGTCCGGTTTCAGCCAGATTAGCCACGCAACTAGCAATAGTGCCGTCATCCCTGACAATTTCCAGAAGACCTTCGATGATCCCTTTTCTTTGGCGGCATTGTACGCGCCTTGCAACAAGTCTACCAAGAGCCCCAGTAATACCCTCGAATGGGTCGTCCTTGTTGAGCTTTGGGCTGGTTCGTTCTCCATCGTCATTTGTATTCCACTCCTTTGGTTCCCACCCTAAATCGAGAAGGAATTGTTTGGTTTCCTCACCAGAGTTTAGATTGGTCTTGCGAAAAGCAATGCGGCTGAAGATCCCACCAACAATGTCGCAATCCCTAGAAACGCCAATGTTAGAATACCAATTGCACACAGTCTCAGAATACTTGCCGGATTTGAGGAACGGTTTCTTGATGTAGCCATATTCTCCTTTAGTTTTTGTCTCCTCTACTTCTAACACGGTAGGAAGGTATTTGTAGATAGATCGGTCAATGCGCTCGATCCAACGTTCAAGCTGATGGATACATCTGTACATGTGATCCTTATCAGCAAGCCATCCATAAGCCTCTTGTTTCTGTAGGTTTTTGAACAGCTCGAATGTTAGAAGGAAAGCATTTCGCCATCCCTTGTCTTTTGATTCAACAAGCAACGCATCGTATACGAGTTCAAGAATCTCAACGTCCTCAGTACAACGGTGCAGCATTTCAGGGGAGAAGTTCTCCCAATCATTGTGCTCAGGTTTTCCACGACCAACACGATAACCCCATGCTTCGATTGAGTGAGGGCCAATCTTACGACCCTTTAATACCTCTGCAGGGATGTTGAATGGGAGTTGACGTTTAGGTTTCAATAGTCGAGACATGATTAGTGTATCAACTACCTTACCTTTGAACTTGTACCCGTAGAGTTTTTCAAGGAGTGGAAGGTCATAACCGAGACCGTTGTGCATGATTAGTACATCAACAGTATCAAGGTATTTGAGCATGTCCTCAATATCGGTAGGTCCGAATCGTCTAATACTCTTATCTGTCCTATCCTTGAATACTCCACAATGCGTTTTAGTGGCTTGTCTAAGCAGGCCGTTAGCCTCTAAGTCACCTAGTACGATTCTCATCCGTACAAACTCTTAAGCTCTGCTTTGAAACGGCTGATCACTTTATGCACGTTTGCATAGGTGTGGTCAGATACGTTTGAGATGTCTGTAGGACTGTAGCCTTGTTTGAGGTGAAGCAGGAGTATTTCTTGCTGCACAACACTCTTGGTACTGATGATGTCGTAGACCTCCCTACGAGTCTGCCTGTTGACGAGGCCACACTCTTCCAGCCCCAGAGGCTCATCTTCATCTTCAATGTATGAAAGTCCAATTTCATCCCTCTTGTAATCGTTGTAAGCGTTGTTGAGAATCATCGAGAACCACCGATCAAACTCTTCGACCTTTAGTTCGTTGTAATACTTCAACGCTCTGCAATATGCTTCCTGAACAATGTCCTCTGCTTGATGGATGCCACCAGCACGAAAGGTCATACGCTTCAGGATGCGTCCATAGTTTTCTTTATAGTGATTCTCGATTTGTTCGTGCATTTTACTCCTTAGCAAACTTAGACATTCATTTCATTAAATGAGCCTGTTGCCTGATCGTAGTAAAGAGAAAGTTTTCCTGTAGAACCTGTTGCTCTATCTTCCAATAGAACAAGTTTTCGTACATTACGCTCTTCAATTGCAAGATTTGGATCTTTATTACCTTCCATGCCAATCATTGCATTACACGCCCGCATCATTGCTCTGCTGCCTGCAAATTGATACGACTGTACTTCCCCACCTCGTTCGTGAGCCGGACCGTTATCAGGAGCTTTCAAGTGACAGAAAATATGGACAATAATACTTAGATCCATTGCCATCTGAGCAAGCCCTTGAGCAAACTTCTGAAGAAGGACATTGGCCTCAGCTGCCGGAATACCGTTTGTTAGGACGGTAATAGGATCAATATAAACTGCCTTTGCACCTTCACTAACTGCTACACGAATGTCAGCAACCAAGTTATCCCAGGATAGTTCTTGATACAGATTCATCAGAAGCAATTTATCTTTAACTAAGGGGTATGCCTTATCAAAGGCATCGTAATCAAATGCAATCTTAGGATCATGGAATATACGTTTAGCTACTTTACCCACAACCCCTTGAAGGGATCTTTTATTACTCTCTTCCGGCTTTACAACAAATACTTTCCAACCGTGTTCTAGGATATTATGTGCTACCAAGTCGTTAAGTAGCTCACTCTTTCCCATTTTTACGCCACTACCCCAGTAAACTGTCTCTCCTAATCGTTGCCCACGAGTCATGTCGGTAAGAGCTTTGTATGGATATGAAAACCCCCACTCTGCTTCCTTACGCGCAGCTTCAACCACATCATCAGCAAAAACGATACGTGTGTTCTTAGGCTTTGCTGCATTGAACTGACATGCGTTATAGCAAGCCTTTGATTTACCTTCAAGCAAACATTCGTTAGCGTCCTTCCCTGGTAGTGTTGCAACCATCACGTCAGGGATGATTTTCATCACCTCTTCAGCGGCCTTCTTCCCTGGCTCATCCGTATCGAATACGAGAATGATCTCCTTGAAATGCTGTTTCAGTTTCTTGATTACAGCAGGTAGGTCTTTCTTAGCGTTCCCTGCACCTGTCCTTAGAGACACAACAGCAGGGTCAAGGTGAGCATAAGCAGTGTGCTTATTAGCATCTTTGAAAATCTGATAAAGGGCTACGGCATCAAACTCTCCCTCGGTAATGAACAGTTTCTTAGCACCTGTCTTCAGTGCTTGTTGCCATCCAAACAAATCACAGTCCTTGATTTCACCTACTACCCACATCTTCTTAGGATTTAGAACCCTGGCTTTGTATCCAGAAAGCTCACCGTCCCGGTGGTATGGGAAGTAGACAGAATAAGGAGTTACACCGTCTTCTTCAGAAACACCTACCTTCACCCCGAAATACTCTAAGCTAGTCTTACGGAGTTTACGGTCAGGGATATCAACTGTGAGATACTCGGAGTATTCCTTAATCTCTTCTTCGATCTCCTCTGGTGTTTTGATTTTGATTTGAGGACGATAACCTGGTGGCTTATCACCGTAGGGGTTTGGTTCTGCCTTACCACAAGCAAAACAGAACGCATCGTAAGTACCGTCATCCTGTAGGAACACTTGCAAGGCATGTGCTCCGCATGAGTGTCTTAGTTTTTCAATTGATTTCCCCATTAGTTCCTTTCTGGGCACGGGCTTGCCACACTTCCCACATCAAAACGACTAGCCAGTTCTGATAACGTCCGTCGGGGCGCCTCTTGAGCGAGCGATGCCCCCAAGCCTCCTCGCATCGCATCTCAGCCTCAAACGCCTCCCGCTCGGTGCTCATGTCGTCTCCTTTGGTTTAAGAATAGCAGCCACTTTGGAATCGCTAGCCACCTTAGACATCAACTGCTTCTTAAGCAACTGTTTTGAGATTCAAGCCTTTGGATGTAGTCCCCACGTTGAACAACCTCCATCTGCAATAGCATGATGTCAGCTTCCATGCTTTGAATTTCATCTTGAAGGTCTTCAACCTGAGTAGTAAGCTCATCAATTCGATATTCGTCTTCGAGACTCATATAAACCTTTCTTTAGCAGGGAAAGGATAAGACTCCAATCCCTGCGATTGTTAGACAACTTTTATGAATTAAAGTTCATTCAAGTGGAAAGGATCGCCATGAATGTACGGATCATCAAAAAGATCATCATCGAGATCAACAGGTTCATCAAGAGCTTCCTTCAGTTCGATCCGTTCAATTTCACGTTGCAGTTCGATAGCCATTGGGTCTTTCTCCTTGTACTTGGTACGACGAATGGTATTACTCATTACAGACCTTTGAACAGATTGACGTAGGCTTCCAGTGTAGAGCCTGACAAGCCAGGGGCGGTGTTAACTTCCAGAACGTAGTACTTACCCTTCCTGAGGTTGTAGACAATATCAACAGCACCAAAGTCTAGCCCCAATGCTAGGATTGCTTTACGGCATTCGTCATAAGCCTCTCTTTGGCTCTGCATCTTGATGTCCTGGTTGGCGTAGATGAAGCCATTCCCATGGTTGCGAACCTTCCAGTTCACTTTCTCATCGGGGATGTCCTTGTTACGTGCCTTTCGCTGAACGAAGAAAGCTGCACCATTCTTGTACATGTGAACACGGTATTCCTCCGACTTCGGGATGTATTTCGTGTACAGCTTTGCTGCTGTGACACCCTCGGCAGTGTCAGGATCGTGGATGACAATCCCTTCACCACTGTGAGCACGGAGTTTGGTACGTGCCACCACCACAAAACCCTCAGCAAGCCACTTAGAAGCCTCTTCCTGGCTCTCAGTGAACTCGGGGGTACATACCCCAGCCTCCTTGAATTTACGGAAGGAAAGCAGCTTATCCGAGGCCACACCAACTGCCTTTGGAGTGTTGATGATGATAGCCGCTTCGATCTCTCGATCAATCTTGCTTGCACCCCAGTTGATAAAACTCTCGACCTTGATGGCTTTACCAGTATGCTTGATGCGTTTCACACCAAGAGCTTTGGAGAGTTCCTTAGCAGATTTGGAATCAGGATTGTAAGGGTAGATGTTAGGCATAGTTGTTACTCAGAAGTTAACGGGGATGTCTTCGAGGTTTGCGGGGAGGATTGGTTCAAATTGGAACGGTCGTACGGCACGAGGGATTGCGACACCACGGATACGTTCGGCAGCAGCATTGACTGCCTTGTCATGATCTTCCTTCCGAATACGATAATCGCGTTCAGAGAAAGGAATCTGAATGGTCAAGCTCAGTGCTTCAGTGAGATTTCGTTGACTGTCTTCGTTATGGAAGACATCAAAGAATTCACCATAGTTCTCTTTCAAGAACCCCTCACTGTCGCGGATAGCGTGTTCATAGACAGCAAATGCACTACCGTATTTGATCGCCTGTTCACGCAAGTGAAGCAACTGACCAGTCCAGTTCATGAGCACTTGCTTGTCCATTGTGCCACGCATACCACGAAACTCGATAGTACCATACTTCAACATGGCTGCAAGGTTGCAAGCTGCATATCGCATACCTTCATCGACAAACAAACGAATTTCTCGGAAGCCATTGTCAATGATGCCCTTCAGAATATCCACCTGTGCTTCACTGTCAACCATACGAAGGCAGAACCGATTGTTATTTCGGCTAGGGCCGCAATACTTCATCAGGTCACGTTCGAGAAGGTAGTACAGGTAAACAAATGCAGATACTGCCGACAACTCCATATCCGTGCAGTTCACATGGACGTGAGTACTGGTACGAAAGGAGAAGTCAAACCGAGCATCCTTCTGTTTGTCAATCAGCTCGTCAAGGGCATTGCTAATAGCATGAGCCTTGAGAACCCTTGAAACAAACTCATGGCGTTCATCAGGGAATCGACCGCGAAGGGACTGATCATCCTCACTGCGCCAGTAGGCAGTATCAACGCATTGGATGTTACCACCCTCTGCCTCAATCTCAATGCCAACGTGGGGGCCTTTGGTGATCTTACAGCCCAACAGTTCGTGCAGCTTCTTCATAGCTAAATTCTCCAATTACAGAAGTGAGGTATTTGAATTCAGGTTTCAGGATCAATCCGCGACGATCAACAGCACCGCGACCAACTTGACCAACCAAGTAGGTTTTGTAGTAGAGGTGGCGATTCTCGTCAACAGCGAACTGTCGTTCAAATGCACAGGCTCCACCAAATGTCTTGGTCTGCTCAATTGCTTGAGCCAGGGTTGGGTAGTCACCCACCAGAGTACGGTAGAACTCCATGCTTGTGGTTGACAAGTCATGAATTTCACCACGCTCATAGTTGATGTAGTTAATCAATTTCTTGACAGCGAGGTTTCCATCGTTAATACCCATCATGAACCGACGTACCGGCTTACGTTGAGTGTAGATGATGACCCCGTTGAGATTCACATAGCCAAGGCGACCGTCGGGAGGGGTGAGAGTGCCCTCTTCAATGTTGACACGACGAATCTCACCAGTTTTCAGCTCCTTGACTTGAGCAACGTAGCCCTTACGTTCACCAATGCCCACGCCAATCACGAACACTGGCTCGCCCTTATACAAGGCAATACAGCCCTTCCAGAAGGTTTTCAGGTCGTCAAGACCAACACGAGGATCAAGCATTAGGAATCTCCAATTTCTCAGCCTTGATGATCTTCAACGCATCCTTGCGATTAGACTTGTTGATGATGTCCTGAATGTCACCGTACTTGTCAGACAAGTCACGACCATTCATCAGTTCTTGCACACCCTTGACAGCATTGCGATACACCCAACGCATCAGGTTCTCACTTGTCAGCCAACGGTTGGAGAGAGTGCGGTACTCCACACCATAGGGCTTGACACGAATACAGCCACCCTTACCGTACATCTCACGGCGCTTCGTATCGGGATCGTAGAACAACGAGCCCAGGCCCAGGAAGAAGTCCATCTGACGGCCAACCATACGAGCTTGGTTCATGTGGTTGCCATCAGAAATGTTCTTGTCCTCAGTCCAACCGATATGGACGTGGCCAGAAGCAGTTCGCATAGGACGGTCACCATCGGGCTTGATGTTAGCATCGCCTGTCCAACTGTTGTAGTCAGGATCGCAACCAAGCTCCAATGCTTCCTTCGGTTGCTGCTTCATGTACTCCGGGTCGAAGTCAGCAACAGGGACTGCCACCACTTCGTACTCAGGAACCATCAGACGCATCTGACTGTAAACATCGTTAACCAAGAAAACAAACTCGTCCTCGTTTCGAGCAGGGTCGATGTTGAATTCGAGAGCCATACCGTCAACTTGGACAGCGCCAGAACGAATCTTTTGGGGATTCTTCTTATCACCACGGATGAGACCGTGTGCAGAACGGAACACACCGTTTTGCTTGACAAAGACTTCGGGATCGCAGCCGATGAGAATGTTATGAGACATGATGTTGTTCTCCTATTGACAACAGTTAGTGAACCAGGTTAACAAGTGCTTTTACTTCAGGGTCTACCGCGCACTCATGGCAGATTGTATCACCTTCCGTAGTGAAACGGAAAGCCAACGTAGGATTGACATGGCCAGTACACCAACCACATGTCCCGTGCTGATTATTCCATTCCAATTCGGAAACCAGCTTACCTTTCGAGTTCTGAAAAAACCGACCAGCATTGTAGTGGTCCTCCTCTAAGCTGGGGACATCCACCTTTTTAGGGACAGAAAGCTCCTCCTTAGGAAGGCGGACAGTGCTGTGGATAACCTTGTAGTACAGACCATAGCGGTCACGAACAGTGAAGGTGTGCATCTCTGCGAAGATGTGCTTGTTGAGCAGGTGGGTCTTATCAGATTGGTTGATGAACATCTTGATGTTACGCTTAGGGGCGTTGGCGTCACGGCACATATAGTACCGGCCACCGTTAACATCATGACCTTCACCGTAAACAAACAGTTTGACTTCTTCGCCCTTCATGTAGCAGCCAGGGAGCGTATCGCTTTCGTCAATTGTTTTTGTGATAGCATCCGCAACTGGTGTAGGCGTTACAGGAAGTCTTGGAACCTGCTGTTGAATGTTTGCGACAACTCCCGTTCCAGTCGTCGGCGCTGGCTTTTCGACATCCGCTTTCGGGGGCTGGGTTGCTGGTCCGTGGGCTGTGCTGCCGACCCATGCACCTGTGCTGGCAGGGGTACGAAATCGACTCGCCAGAGGCACCACATGGGGCTTGCTCAGAGAACCGTCTGCAAGCACCTGGATTTTATGCCAGGAGTCAGCAGGCAGCAGCTTAGGAGCACTGAACTCGATCTGTTCACGTTGCAATGCAATTTCCAGCATCCAAGGTTCAGATGCCCAGAACAACTGACCTTCCTTGGCAACGGTCACCCACAGAGGACGCTCATTGTTTCGGAGCATGTTCAGAGTGCGCTCGTCCTTGTTATACCACACCAATGCCCATGCACCGTCGAGACCCTTGATGGCATCTTCAACACCATTCTCGTCAATGTGATGGTACAGGGCTTCGCTGTCCACATCAAACAGGTGACCCTTGGACAGGTAGTACTTGTTCTTTAGCGTGCCGTTATGAACACCGACAACCTTGTCGAATTCAAATGGATGGGCATTACGCACAGAGACGCGACCCTGTGTGGCATAGCGGTTGTGTCCCAGCAGGATGCTGTGAATACCCTTCATGGCGTTGTCAAAGCCACGAGATTCAAGGAGGTTGTACGTGTTACCAATGGCCTTGGCAACATCATGAGAACCATCCCGATGGACCGCCAGCACACCTGTACTGTCGATACCACGAAGAGTGTCAAGAATGAGCATGGTCTTGAACGCTCGCTCATGTTTTAGAGAAACTTGACCTGCTACACCTACGATTCCACACATAATAAATTCTCGCTAAAGTTAAAGGAAGTTACTTGGAAATGAACTCAAAAGAGATAACCTTACCATCAATCCGGGTTCGTTTAACAAAACCTTGGTAGTTGTTTGCAGAGTAGTAATCTGATAGACATGCGATCGTAGAGGTGAAAGCTGCACCAGCTCTCCCGTCTGATAGGACAATCGTATAGTCCACCACTTCTTCAGGCTTGATACGATAGAAGTGCTCTTTTAAGAATCTTGGATTTTCAATCAATCGCCAATCTTCACAAGGATTTTTACGCCACTCGACAGGCTTTCCATCTGCCCATGCCTTAATAACTTCCGCATGGACATGAGGGGTGTATGTCTTAGTCATTTTGTAGCCACCTTTGCAAGTTCAGTCAGTTGGACGATCAGCCAGATTTTAGGAGCAGCCCACACAAGGATAACATCCTTAATGGAGGAGAGGAAAGCAGTCATAGAAAAGAGAGAAAGAAAAACCCCTGCAAAGGCGTAGCCAACACGACTAGGCTCCCAATTGCCCTTGTTACGTCCCTCCTTTAGAACATTCTCCTTGTCCAAGAAACCTTTACTCAGCGCTAGCCAAAGGGTAAACCAGAGAAAACCACATGCAAGGATGAACGTAACCGTATTGTAAATACGACCGTACATCACGTATTGCATGGCAAGATCAATGACCTGCTGTGTAGCAGCATCAATCGTCTGACCCAGCTTACCACTGGCCCAATCACCGATAATATCGGCACGCTTAAAAACCTCTTGTGCAATCTCATTCATTTTCCACAGACTCGCTTTCTAAGTTTTGCTTTATCCCCTGATCCGAACCAGAAGGACATTAGCTGTTGATCTGTTGCAGGCATGGACACCTCTACAAGCCTCACAGAGGGCTCAGGAGGGGGTTTTAACCACCAACCAATACCTACCCCTAGGGAGAGGATTAAAAGAGCTTGTAGGGCTTTCTGCATCGTGTGTGCTATCATCGTCTGGTTGCTGTGTGGGGGAATCGAACCCCCGCCATAGATACTACTAAAATACCTACCTACCTAGGCTCATTGACACGTATGAGAACATACTCTGCAAATATGCCGTCTGGACTTTATTAAAGGTTCTCTATACATCTCCCACTCATGTTAACACAGCCCAAATGGTGCCACAGGAGGGACTCGAACCCCCGACCGTCTGCTTAGAAGGCAGATTCTCTATCCAACTGAGCTACTGTGGCATGTTCTTATTGCAAGAACCGATTGATCAGGCTATGAAAGTATTTCTTCATGCCTTGGTAGTCGGGAGCATTAAACTCAGGGTGAGGCTGGAAGCAGAGACACTTGGTCGTCGGATAGTACACGACCTCATAGTCCTCATCAGCGATGTCGCTACGTGGAGTAACATCATCAAACCATTCACGCTTACCCTTCAGGTTGGAAGTGGCAACTACCTGAGCCCCTGCCCCCGGCATCATCATCTGATGGTGAGTGGACGAGACATAGACAACTTCACCCGTCTCATGGTCAGTGAGGTAGTGGGATGTTGTGTGCTTCTCCACATCCTGATACATGCGGCCACCAGACATGACGTTCAAGAACTGAGCACCACGACAGATACCGACACAAGGGATACCACGATCTTGAGCAGCATCGAACAGGCGTTCTTCCTTGGCATCACGAATGGTGTTGTTGCCAGTGGTACGGTGAGCCGCATCACCATACAGGTGAGGGGATACATCCGAGCCACCAGTGAACACGATCAGATCAGCAGCGTCAAAGTTGCTGACAACAGTATAGCCCAGGGTGATGAACAACATCTTGTAGTTGTAGTCACCTTGTTCGATGTAGACGTTAACGATTTTCTTAGGCATTTTGGTAAATCTCCAGGATTTCGGGAATGAACTCGTAAACATTCACATAACTTTTAGCATCCCAGCCTGTACCTTCGACGAGGCTGTGCTTTTTGATGAGGTCGTTAATGCTGTTCGTGTGGTCGCTTGTGATTTGACCAGCCACCATACGATAACGTCGCTTGTTGAATGCAATCAAGTCACGGCCTTCCTTAAAGAACGTTGTCTTGAAGAACTTGCACAAATGTTTCACATTCTGTGCGGAGTTCATGAAGTGGTGCCAGTCACCGTTAAGGAACGGAACCACCTCTTTGTCCTTAGTCAACTGAATGTGACCAGCCAGCATGAAGCTCAACGGGACAGGTAACCCTCTCTCACGGAAGTAAAGATAAGTACGGATTGTCCAGTCGTGCTCAGTGATGACGCGAAGTGCAACAGCAAACGAAAGCACTTCGTTAGCAGGAGCATTCATGTTGATCAAGACAGGGCCATCAAGACAACGATCGGTACGTTCCTGAGCTGACAGAATATCCCATGACGGATGAATACAATGCAGCCAAGGGCTGTCGTTCATGATCCATGTGAACAATTCACGAAGGTCTTTCTTCTGTTTCTTATTGAGGAGGAACGTGTTCCAAGTACATGCCGAACCATAGCCAGAACCGTCAAACGAATAGTGACAAGGAGCCATATGACGAGGGTAATAAGCACCATCATTAGACATGAACGCCCAACTTACCAAGCCACCCGTAGGGTGTTCAGCCTTCAGCTTGAATACAACATCCTTCGGAATGTTACGGTTCAACAGTTCATTAGCCAACGCTTTCGGAACGTATTCCAAATACGAACGGTGAATTTCTGTCGCATAGTTGGTTGGTTTAGCAACACCAGAACCAATAAGGAAACGCTCAGGGAATTCAAACAACGTATTCTCATTGACGACAGGGCTGAACGCCTTGTTGAACTCAGGTAGCAAATCTTTTTTAACGCGATAGTAGAAAGTCATGTCTAATTTTCTCCAAATTTGGGGTCTTACTCTCGTAAGAGAGAGAATCGAACGGAAGAATCGAAGAGTCGGAGTGGTGAGTCTATATACTAGTATTATACGTTGAATTTATCAACCTGTTCTTGCAACCAACGAATACGCAATTCACGCATTGTCTCCAAACGCTCAAAGAAGAACCAGTGCTTGACCTTCTTGCGTTCAATGACACTGTGCAGAAAGGTTTTACCGCGATGGTTTAGCTCCGCTGAGATCATGGCACGAAGAAACACAGACTCACCCTTCGTCAATGCCCCTTCTGAGTACAGATCGCCAATGAAGGTGCAGAGATACACCACATCTGTGTGCAAGATGTAATGATGCAGCAGCTTAATGAACGCTGCCTTACGCTGATTGTTTGTCATAAGAAAACCTTGAATGAGTTTGAGAGAAATGCCGGCCCGACCGTTCCGTTGCCGTGAGCTATCATCGTAGGCACAGCGCAGTCAATCGAACCAGGGGAGGTGAAGCCGATCAACAGAGAACCACATGGCAACATACTCTAATTGCAGTATGTACCAACGTGATGTGACCGAATCATATTCACAATCTAACATTTCGTTTCCCCAATAGGAAAAGCCCTACCGAAGTAGGGCTTATGTTCATGAATTGTTGATCAGGCGGCAGGGATTTTCACCTTCTCACCGGCCAGCGGGGCTTGATCGTTCATCGCTTGCAGCGCCTCAGCAATATCTTGAGCACTGAACACAACGCCCTTATCCCCATCCTTAACAGACAGCATGGCTTTGAGAACATCAACGTTCGAGATGTTCGCCTTGTGAGCAGCACGCCATGTTCGCTGAAACGAATCATTCAGAGCTTGGACGTTAAAAGGTTTACGCTCAACCTGAATGTGACGATCTGCCCACACCCAGATATTGTTCAAAGGATCTTCGCAGAAAGCATCCCATCGTGCCTTCGCTTCGATGTAGCGCTTCTTGGATTTTGTGGTGAACGCTTGTGCCTCCTTGTCAAAGGAATAACCCGCAAAGTACAAAGCGAATTCAGTGAAAACTTTCTTGTTGACAGGGGTGAGGGCACCACGAAGTTTGTTCAGATATGCAGGGTTTTGAAACTGGTGGACAGCCTGGACAGCCAAAGAGGCATACACCTTCAACAGACTCTTGGTGATTTTCTCAGACGCACCGATCTGCTCAACAGCATTGTTGAATTCAACGTCGAACGCCTTAACGTCAGCAATAGCAGCCATGATTTTCTCCAATAGGGACAGTTGTAGATTGATGCACACTTGCATCCTATAGCCCACAATTAAATGGGCTAGGTGGATACATTACCAATTGACGAGGGTATCCCACCAATTGAACGTGTTGTGTTCACCGTCGATATACCATCGACGGATTGAATCTTCAATCAGATAGTATTCAGGCATACCATTCCCCCAGGTTGTATATAAACGCTTCAGACCATAGTCTTTGCCATGCACACGGCCTGTTGCACTTTAGCCAAATGTCATAGATATCAACCCTGATTATCCTTTGGCACTAGTGTCAAACTCTCAGCGCTGTAGATTGCTGCACTAATGTGTAAACGCATCTCACGCATTCGATCCTCATAATCCGGGTATGAAACCGACCAACAGTAAAACATATCAACCCCTTTCAAGTGTTTAGATTAGAACCTAGCAACCTAGATTCTAGTGTAAACATTCATGCCAGCTACAAAACCAGGGTGCCATTAGGCCTTTTCCCTGTCCTCACCCTGTATCGTCATCAATCGTTGTCGTTTATGTTCAATGGTGCATAGTGTGCGCCCTAGAGGCACCACTTCCCATAAACCTAGCCCCGAAGGGCAGATAGACTATTACACAGGGATGTGTAAATGTGTAGCTGGCAGAATGTTAAAGATACCAAACCATAACTAATGTCCAATGGACAAAACACGGATAAACCGATCGGATTGTCAGGGATATCCCTGTAAGTGTGTGGTTCTAAAGCTAACAGCTCCCTTACTTTTTCGCATACTTCGGGGTTCAAAAAGATAGGCGCACCTATCCCCGTGGATCTCACGGCTAATTGCCTGCTTTTCTGCTACTTTTTCAAGGTAATGCGTACTTATAAAATTAGCACAGCCAATCTTCACGGCTGATCGTAGTCTATGGTTTGGGCTAGTGTAAAACCCACTCGTTTAGAGGGTGTCCTGCTGAACCCCTTGACGTTCTTTCGTTAAACCAAGATAAGACACGGGCCTATATTGTAGCATTACAGGGACAAACAAGGTGCTCCAGCACCCCTAGTCTGTTTGTTCACGTT